TGGTACGCCCAGACCTTGCACAAGCAGGGCAAGAAAATTACAGCGTATTGCCTGCCGGTGATGGTGGACAAGGACAGGAAGGTCTACTGATGATACAGGTGCCAATGATTGATCTGATCCAGACCGCGCTGATAGTCGTCGCAATCGTAATGCTGGCGAGGCGGTAATGATCGATCCTATCTCGGCGTTCACAGCGGTGTCAGCCGCCAGTAGCGCCATTTCCAGCGCCATCAAGGCGGGCAAGGATTTGCATAGCCTCTCCGGCCCGGTGGCGAAATACGCCAAGGCTGAGGCGGAGCTAAACTTCGGCGCATCCCGAAAGAAAAAGAGCCTGTTCAGCAGAATGACCGGGGCCGAGCAGGCCGGCATAGACACGTACTTTAAGAAGCTTGAGCTAGACCAGACCCGCGCACAGCTTAGAGAAGTCATGACCATTTACGGTAAACCGGGTGCGTGGGAAGCCTTGCAGGCGGAGATAGCCCGGCAGCGACAAATCCAGAAAGACGAATTAGAAAGGCGTGCCAAGGTGCGTGACGCCATCATCATGTGGACCGTGTTACCGGTCATCCTGATAGGTGGTGCCGCCCTGCTGTATATGTTCGTCATGTTCTTGAAGGGCCAGCAATAACGGGGTGACGTGACAAGGTCTGCCACGACTACGGGCTTGGCGGGGGAGTACGTCACGTCTGCGGCGATATTGGAATTGGGCTGGCGCGTATCAGCGGCACAGCAGGATGCTGTTGACCTTGTTGCGTGGATCGGCAACACCTTCATGCGCGTACAGGTAAAGTCGTCCCACCTAAACAAGCAGCGATGCGGGAGCCGGCCGGCGTATCACTTTCAGAACGGCTCAGGTCGATCCAAGAAGGCGCTGCCCACGTTAAATCAGTTTGATATCCTAGCACATTGCGCCATTGAGCATCGGCGGGTACACTTCACCGCCGCCTGCTGCATAAACAAGTACAGCCAGAGGCGCGCGCAAAGCTGGTTTGAGCAGCCGGACATCGAGGGCGATAGCTGGCGTCGGGCCGTCGAAATAGTTATGGAGACGAGAAATGAATAAGCTGATCGAGATGATCAAGCATCATGAGGGCGTGGTGGCACACGCCTACAAAGACAGCCGCGGGTATCTGACCATCGGCGTGGGCCGCCTGATCGACGAAGAGCTAGGCGGCGGCCTGTCCGATGACGAGATCGATTATCTGCTGGCGAATGATCTGAAGCGCTGCCAAGCAGAGGCAGAGACATACCCGTGGTTTGCTGGCCTCTCAGAGCCGCGTCAGGCCGTTGTCGTGTCGATGCTGTTCAATCTAGGCAAGCCGCGCTGGGACGGCTTCAAGAAGGCTCAGGCGGCGATTGAGGCGGGTGATTACACCGAAGCTGCGTCGCAGATGCTCGACAGTCGCTGGGCCAAGCAGGTCGGCAAGCGCGCCGAGGATATGGCCGGCATGATGATCAGCGGGGAATGGATGGATGGCTGAGATAACCTTTGAGCGCATCCTAAAGTGGAAGTTGATGCCGCGCATCATGATGCTGGCGATCACGGTCATGTGCTTCAACGTGGTTAGCTGGTACACCACCCTTCAAAACCCGACGATTGAACAGAGCGGTTTCTGTAGCGTTGTTTTTGGCTGCTTTAGCGCCTGCTTTGCTGTGTGGCTCGGTAAGAGTGAAGATAAATGAAGTGGCTGCTGCTGATGCTGGTGATGGAGGCGGACGGTCAGATCACGGCGCATGTCCTGAGCGATCATGAGACGATGGCCGAGTGCCACGTCGCCGGGACGTATATCAACTGGGAAGAGCGCATGCCCGTCAACAAGGACATGCTCTGTTTCGCAACTGACATCAAGATAGAGGTAATGGAATAATGCTTGCAATACTTGGCAAAATACTAGGATCGGAAGCGGTCATCTCAAAGGGGATGGACCTGATCGATGATATGCACACCAGCGACGCAGAGGGTGTCGCAGCTAAGAGCAAGGCGAAGACTGACCTGCTCGCGGCTTACCAGCCCTTCAAGCTGGCCCAGAGATACATCGCGCTGATGTTTACGGCGATGTTCCTGTTCATTATGGCCAACGGTGTGGTCGGCGCACTGTACGGTGTGATCGACATGAGCAACGTCGAGGCGGCCAAGGACTTCGCGTCGGAGATGTGGCTGGGCGAGATCATGCTCGGCATCGTCGGCTTTTACTTCGGCGGCGGTCTGGCTGAGAGCGTGAAGAAGAAATAAAAAAAAGCCCCGCCGAAGCGGGGCAAGTTGAGGGAGGAATACTAAGGATCGTATCTCTCGGCGGTTTCCTCGTCAACCAGCCCCGACCCGCGACATAGCTCGCACTCCATCTGGCGCTCGCTAAGGTAGCCGCCTCGCCACGCCATCGGCGCTGAGACGGCTACCTCATACCACGCGACGCCTTCGCCGCCGCACTCAGGACAGGTGGTCATTTCAGCACCTCGATTGAGCGTGCCTGACCCTTGCCGCGAGAGATGCGGCCGCGCTCTTCCAGCCGCTCTAGTATCTTGTGCGCCGCCCCGACTGTTCTGCCGGTCTGTGACGCGATCTCTCGCACACTCGGCGCATACCCGTAGCGCCGGATGTGTCGGTCAACCATACGCAGCACGCTGTGCTGCTTGGGCGTTATCGACTGCATCATTTCCTCCTGTCGTCTGTGACCTGCATCCACGGGCGGGTCTGGTTGATGATTTGGGTCAGGATGACCTTCTGCGCGCCCTCAAGGCCGCTGCCGCATCCATCTTCGTGCTGATCAGCGATCCCCATAAATCCCTCGTCATGAATGTGGCGCAGCACGCTCATTTCGTTGTTTGTGACGCGGATCACATATCCGCCTTTGTTTCTAACGATCTTCATCTATGCCTCCTTGATGGTCAGGGTCTTTGCCCGGATAGACCGGGCAGGCTTCGCCTCGGTTGTCTTGGCCGGCTGCGCCTTGTACTGACGCATCGGCCACTTGATGTAATAGGTTGATCCGTCAGCATCGACGCGCCCTTCCTCGTGGTTGCCCAGCATTTCCTTGAGCATCGTCTCGCACTGATCAATCTCAGCCTCGGCCGCCCGGCGAGCTTCACGCGCGGCCAGCAGGGCCGATGTCCAGTGATCAGCGTCAGCGACGCCGTTCAGATCGAGGGCCGGGGCCGCGTCATCGACACGGTCCCACGCCACGTTAGCGTCGGCACTCGATGCGGCGGGATACCAGTCGATGTCACGCTTACGGCGCTCAAACTCATGCACCGCATCTTCGATCTGCGCCTGCACCTCTTCGTCGGCACGGTACAGGAAGATGCGTAGCTCTGATCCGCGATATAAGACGCATACAGCGCCCCAAGCGTAGTTGGTACACATCATCTGCGCCTGTAGCTGTAACGGCCCCCTGTGAGGCGCTGGGACGCTCTCAGGGGCTGCGCTGGTGTTCTTTGCCTCCAGCACGCCGGGGCCGTGTGTGTCCACGACGCCGCCCTGCGGCACATAGATGCCGTGAGCCGGGTTGTGTTCAAACACGATGCCACCGTCACCGCGCCCATCGAGTGAACATGCAAGTGGCAGGTCCGGGTGAAACGCCGGCTCACTGATGTCGACATTGACGTGATCCAGATCGAGACGATACGCCGCCTCTGTCAGGATCACCGGCTCCATCAGATCGCCGAAGCGCATCGCCTCGTTCTGCGGGATGCGTGCCGGCGGGTTGCCGGCGATTGTGTCGATTGCCTCTTTCAGCAACTCGTTAGGGGTTGTGTATGGCGACATATTCATTGCAGCCGGGATGCGGCTCGCGGTGAGGATATCGTCGGGTGTAAGTTTACCTACCATTTTTCTTTTCCTTGTACTGTTGTCTTGTCTTGTTGTTAGGCACCAGCGGCGTGGTCAGAGCCTCTTCTAAAGTCCAGCCGTAGTGTAGCCTGCTCCTTACAGAGGTTCTCTTAACTCCATAATGATCAGATGCTGCGGCGAGAGTGGGGAACGTTTTCCCGCGCACCACAACCTCCCTGTAAAGGGGGTGCTTGATGACCCTCTCCTCTACCCCAAGCGCCTCTTCCAGCCCCCACCCGTGTTGGTGATATCGCTGGCGGAACACGTTGTTGCAGACGCCATAGTGCCGACACATTTCCCGCTCGCTACAAAACGTCTTCCCCCTAAACTCGATCATCTTACCTTCACGCTTCGGCGTAGGTGGCGCGGGGTCCAGCCCTACCGCCTCTCGCAATGTCCAGCCCTGCTTCCGCAGACGCACGCCTATCGTCAATTCGTGAACCCCAAACACATCGGACAACTGACCGAGACCGTAGTATGACTTGCCATCAACGACATACTCCTTTTTGTACTCGTCGAAAGGACTGACCGCCCCACCTCGGTTCTGGTTGTA